ACAGGGTAGAAAGCATGATATAACACTCATTCCCTTATGGCGAATATTCTGAAACACCCTCCTCATTAGGAGAGATACATTAAATACAATTTATTCACAATCTAATTCCATATCCATATGCGAGAAATTAATATGCTCAGAAATATTTCATCCTGTTTATTTCCACATATCAGCACAATTACATCCCCCAACCATTATTTGTCCGAATGGGATGATTGGGAGAAACAGGGGTTACCGGAAGAACAGCGTACTGAGGCGGTAAGAAGACTTCGTGCATGTCTTACCTCTAAGGGGCATAAACTGGACCTGCGAGCCTTGGCGCTTTCCTCGTTACCTGTACTCCCTGCTTGCATTAAAAAGCTTGATGTGAGCTGTAATAAATTAACCATCCTTACTGATTTACCTGAAAATATTAAAGAACTTATTGCAAGAGATAATTTCTTAACACATATATCTGCATTACCACATTATCTAATAACTTTGGATGTGTCCGAAAATCAATTAGAGAATCTGCCGTTATTACCAGACACCATCAAATCACTAAGCGCAGAGTATAATAGGTTATCCACACTGCCTTCATTACCCTTGAATTTAAAAAAACTTGAGGTTAGGAACAACGAACTGCAAACTCTTCCATCTCTGCCTTCTAATCTTAAGATACTTAAGGTTGCGCACAACCATCTTACTGAACTGCCCCCTTTACCTAGGAGACTGCAACTTCTTTTTGCATATAGCAATAGATTAAGCAACTTACCAAACATCCAAGAAAATATTATCATGAGAAGATTTTTTTATTTTGAAAACAACCAAATAACTACAATCCCGACAAATCTTTTTCGTTTAGATCCTCATATAACTATTGAGATTGCAAATAACCCCTTATCAGATCAAACTCTGCTATTCTTAATACAGCAAACTTCGGTTCCAAATTTTAACGGGCCTCAGTTTCGTATTTCCCTGTCAGACCAAAACAGACTGTTTTTACGCCAGATGTTGCCGCAAAATTTACATTCGCGCCATATCAGAGTCATCACTGAAGGGGGGCAGAACTTTCAGATCCCCCCTCTTCCCGAAACTGTGGCAGCCTGGTTTCCTGAAGCAGATCGTCGGGAGGTTTCTACACAATGGACTTCTTTTTCCACCGAGGAGAATTCCCGGGCATTCTCCGCGTTCCTTGACCGCCTTTCCGATACCGTCTCTGCACGCAATACCTCCGGATTCCGTGAACAGGTCGCTGCATGGCTGGAAAAACTCAGTGCCTCTGCGGAGCTTCGACAGCAGTCTTTCGCTGTTGCTGCTGATGCCACTGAGAGCTGTGAGGACCGTGTCGCGCTCACATGGAACAATCTCCGGAAAACCCTCCTGGTCCATCAGGCATCAGAAGGCCTTTTCGATAATGATACCGGCGCTCTGCTCTCCCTGGGCAGGGAAATGTTCCGCCTCGAAATTCTGGAGGATATTGCCCGGGATAAAGTCAGAACTCTCCATTTTGTGGATGAGATAGAAGTCTACCTGGCCTTCCAGACCATGCTCGCAGAGAAACTTCAGCTCTCCACTGCCGTGAAGGAAATGCGTTTCTATGGCGTGTCGGGAGTGACAGCAAATGACCTCCGCACTGCCGAAGCCATGGTCAGAAGCCGTGAAGAGAATGAATTTACGGACTGGTTCTCCCTCTGGGGACCATGGCATGCTGTACTGAAGCGTACGGAAGCTGACCGCTGGGCGCTGGCAGAAGAGCAGAAATATGAGATGCTGGAGAATGAGTACCCTCAGAGGGTGGCTGACCGGCTGAAAGCATCAGGTCTGAGCGGTGATGCGGATGCGGAGAGGGAAGCCGGTGCACAGGTGATGCGTGAGACTGAACAGCAGATTTACCGTCAGCTGACTGACGAGGTACTGGCCCTGCGATTGTCTGAAAACGGCTCACAACTGCACCATTCATAATCACATCGCATAAACCACAGACCGGACTGACTCCGGAAAAACGGAGGCCCGCCCCCGGGCCTCCCCGGATTCATCCGTTTCTCTGTTCAGCCTGACCGCACACCCCGGCGGCCGGATGACAGACTCCGCCTCGGTAAGCAAAGCGGTCTTCTGTGATTCCGCCAGTTGCGGCTTATTCATTACTCAACGTCAAACGCCCGAATTGAAGCCAAATCATCCAGACTGCTCAGCTCCTCTTTCATTTCACGCTGACGGCGATAAATCTCATCGTTGCGATCGACCTGCGCCTGCACCATTGCTGCCGCCAGTTCTTCCAGTTCCGGCATCGACAGTTTCACCTGCTGATTATCCGCATCACTCCACACCATATGTGTTTGTGCCGCGACAGATTTTGCCAGCATGACCACCGGGGACAGGCGGGCCACTGACGAGGAGTCAGCGTTCCACGTGCGACCGTTCCATGCAAACGTGAACGGCTTCGCCTCCTGTTCTGTGCGCCATGCTTCAATTTCCTGACGTCTGGCCTCTCTGGCCGCTTCCAGCATTTCTGGTGTCACAGTGAATGGGGCTATCTCACCCCATTTGCCACTTTGCAGTTCCTGCCAGATTTGCTGACCCGTCGGTGCGACATCATCAGCGGTGGCTGTGTAGGGGACTGCCTGGTCCCTGTCGTCAAAAAAAACGTCACAGTCTACTGCGCCACTTTCGGTATAACGGGGATTAATGATTTTTTTAATTTCCACGGTGCATTCCTCACGATGTGCGAATAAAAAGCCCGGGCATTGCGCCAGAGACATGTGCATCCGGCACCCCGGACAGGGCGCAATATGACCCCGGTAATGAATGCTCTGAACATCCCGTAATGAAAAATTGTGGGGATGCTATATACGTTCCGGTGGGAGTACTGGGCACTGAAATCCCCACCGGTCCCAGTCGTGAGCCTCTGTATGACTGCCCCTGACAAGTCTGATGACTTTATCACCGTCAGCTTCTCCCTGGTACGCAGCAATAATCAGCCCGCCAATGTCAGGGTCTCCCCATCTGTTGCGGACAGAGCTCGCCACGATTCTGTAAATAATATCTTCTGTGGTTATATTTATTTTCACCCAGTCAGTCTGGATATGGGCCAGTAGCAGTAGCGGGTATGATAAATGGGGCCGTTAATGCCGTAAAAAGTAAGGGATTTGGCTCTGTACCGCGGTTCTGTTGTCTCAGGGCGTGCATCAGTCCACCGGATGCTGAGCACCCCTTCAAACCGTGTGTCGGGTATGATGATGCCGTAAGGGCCAGCAACGGAATATTCACCTGGCAGCGCATTCCTTACCCAGGCCAGGAAATCACTCTTAGTGTCAAAACGGATAACATCTTCAGGCAGAAAAGCACACCCAAAGCCGAATGCGCCGGGTATCGCCAGACGGCCTTTTGTCCGGTCGTAAATGTCGCTCTGTGCTTCCATCGTGGCCGCACTTTTCAGCCCCAGATTATCCCGGGACTTCTGTTGTGCCTTTTCGCCTGCTGCTGCGATTTCAGACAGATGGTTAGCCGTTTTCAGGGTGCCGGTCAGCGCAGCATCAATGTCATTTTTGGCCTGTTCTGCTGCGCGGGCATAACCTGCGGCTGCCGCCACATCCTGCGCCGTCTGCTGTGCGTTTCCGGCTGCGGCCCCGGCGCTCTGCTGCGCCTGCGCCACCATTTCCTCAAAGCGTTTGACGACATCCGGTTTCAGGTCGCCCTCATCAGGAGCAATCAGAAAGTCATTCAGCGTGCCGGGCTTTGAGTCCTCATATACAGCAATGTCGCCAACGTTGTACTCGTTGCGCCAGTCCTGTTTCAGATACACACCATATTTTCCAGTCCGCGCATGGAAACAGTATTCACCATCGTTTCCTGTCATCACATCAGCAACAGTGTTCATCACCACTTCCGGGGTGTTTACCCGGGATTTCAGAATAATATGGTATCCGGACATGGGGATACCTGCGCCATCAGTCAGCGCACCTGATATCACTACAGACATTGTTTTTCTCGCGATAAATTAAATCAGGAAGAACCTTCCGGAGAGGCGGGCCATTCAATGGCGTTGTATGAGGATTTATCAGTGATGGTGCTGAAATCCATCGCCTGCAGCGATTTCGCGTAAATACGACAGGCTTTCAGCTTTTCTTTATCTTCGTCGCTGATTAACCCCAGCAGCAGGTCTTCTTCCCATTCCCCTGTCCGGGCACTGACCTGAGCCAGAAGGGCATCACGCTCATCTTCCGCTTTGAGTCTGTAGTCAAAGACAAATTCATCATTGCGGTAAAACCAGTAACCCGGCGCGGTAATCCGTCGGTTAGCGGTAATATCCGGAACTTCGATAACGCTGGCATTGCGTGGCTCGATGCCTGTCACATCCTTACCGACCCACACCACGCGACCATCTCCGGTGTAAGCTATTTTTATTGTGTCGCTGGCGAAATTCTTCAGCTCTTCATACCAGTTTTTTCCGTCTTCTGAAAAAAGCCAGGTGACCGAATATCGTTTTGTCATCTGATATTGTTCTGCTGTTTTCGGATTACCCGCAGTAATATTTTTTAAATGCAACATTGTTAAATACTCGCTACGTTATACCAGGTGCCATTAATCAGTTTTTGCAGTGGTCGGTAATACACACCGTCAACGTTATCCGCTGAGTTACGGCCGGTATCCGATATCGCCATCCCTGACAGCCCGTGTCCCGAAGGTGCGCAAAATCTCCACGAAACGGTGTTACTGCCGGGGCTGTAATACATTTCATGGCCATACCGTACATCCTGTACCCCCTCTGTTCGATATTTATAGCGGGCATCGAAGTTTCCGTAATTTAACGGAATTACCTGTCCGTTAACAGTGAACACTATGCTGTTATCCGGGTTTCTCTGGCTGAAAAAATGCCAGCCTGAATCATCGCCAAGCTCTGCAACAACAGGCCTGGATGGATTACCCCACAAATAAAACGCTGCATTTTTCGTGGAGTTGTTGGCGCTGGATAACGTGAATTTTCTGGCAGTTCCGGCCTGAATATTCTTAAAAGCAATAGCCACTCCATTCTGAAAGCGGATAGACTGGCCCCCTGAATCTCCAGACAACCAGTATCACTTATTTAAGTGATAGTCTTAATACTAGTTTTTAGACTAGTCATTGGAGAACAGATGATTGATGTCTTAGGGCCGGAGAAACGCAGACGGCGTACCACACAGGAAAAGATCGCAATTGTTCAGCAGAGCTTTGAACCGGGGATGACGGTCTCCCTCGTTGCCCGGCAACATGGTGTGGCAGCCAGCCAGTTATTTCTCTGGCGTAAGCAATACCAGGAAGGAAGTCTTACTGCTGTGGCCGCCGGAGAACAGGTTGTTCCTGCCTCTGAACTTGCTGCCGCCATGAAGCAGATTAAAGAACTCCAGCGCCTGCTCGGCAAGAAAACGATGGAAAATGAACTCCTCAAAGAAGCCGTTGAATATGGACGGGCAAAAAAGTGGATAGCGCACGCGCCCTTATTGCCCGGGGATGGGGAGTAAGCTTAGTCAGCCGTTGTCTCCGGGTGTCGCGTGCGCAGTTGCACGTCATTCTCAGACGAACCGATGACTGGATGGATGGCCGCCGCAGTCGTCACACTGATGATACGGATGTGCTTCTCCGTATACACCATGTTATCGGAGAGCTGCCCACGTATGGTTATCGTCGGGTATGGGCGCTGCTTCGCAGACAGGCAGAACTTGATGGTATGCCTGCGATCAATGCCAAACGTGTTTACCGGATCATGCGCCAGAATGCGCTGTTGCTTGAGCGAAAACCTGCTGTACCGCCATCGAAACGGGCACATACAGGCAGAGTGGCCGTGAAAGAAAGCAATCAGCGATGGTGCTCTGACGGGTTCGAGTTCTGCTGTGATAACGGAGAGAGACTGCGTGTCACGTTCGCGCTGGACTGCTGTGATCGTGAGGCACTGCACTGGGCGGTGACTACCGGCGGCTTCAACAGTGAAACAGTACAGGACGTCATGCTGGGAGCGGTGGAACGCCGCTTCGGCAACGATCTTCCGTCGTCTCCAGTGGAGTGGCTGACGGATAATGGTTCATGCTACCGGGCTAATGAAACACGCCAGTTCGCCCGGATGTTGGGACTTGAACCGAAGAACACGGCGGTGCGGAGTCCGGAGAGTAACGGAATAGCAGAGAGCTTCGTGAAAACGATAAAGCGTGACTACATCAGTATCATGCCCAAACCAGACGGGTTAACGGCAGCAAAGAACCTTGCAGAGGCGTTCGAGCATTATAACGAATGGCATCCGCATAGTGCGCTGGGTTATCGCTCGCCACGGGAATATCTGCGGCAGCGGGCTTGTAATGGGTTAAGTGATAACAGATGTCTGGAAATATAGGGGCAAATCCAGCGGAATACACGCTGACTATTAGCATAAACATCCAGAATACCGTCTCCATTCTGTTTAAATCCGGTGTCATTATCACCAAGAACAATTGAATTCCCCCCCAGGGCGTTCTGAACGCCGATACCCAGCGCACCATTGACCTGCGAACCACCGCCAACAGACACTTTATGCGACATGGATATTTCACCCGTCCGCAAATTAATGGTGAACGGGCGCAGGGGACCAATATCGCCATTTTCCCCCTGACCTTCACTGGTGGGAATAAGGTGCAGGCACTCTTCCGAACGACGAAAAATCAGGCCAAAAGCTTCGTTGAAAATCCTCAGCGCATTAACACCACGGATTTTCAGCTCTCCGGTTATTTTATCGCCTTCCCGATGAACATAGCGTTGATCTGACTGCTCTTTACTGTAAACCTGAAGATTATCCCGTGCCGTCCCTTTATTCTGAAGGTCTGGCAGATTGTTCTTCTGCCGCAGGAATATCCTTTTCGGATCCTCAAGAAGATTTACCCAGCCCGCACTGTCGGAGCCTTCAGGATCGGTCAGGTTATCGTCCGTGGTATTCAGCCAGACCGCTGTTGTTGCGACTCCGGCGAGAATGGCTCCTTTTGCATATCCACCAATGGCCCCCGCAAAACCGGCATTATACGTGTACAAACCGCCAGCCTGGGCGAACCGTATTGCTGCGGTAATATCGTACATCAGACCGTTAAAATCCTTGCCGTGTGGCGGTATACCTCCCGCTGAGACCGCTGTCATGGTCACCGGAGGAAAACCTGAATCATACGCAGCATTACCGCTCTCTCTGGTCTGCTGTGTCGCCTTGTCCGGGATACGGTTTTTATCTCCGGTACTCGCAAAGGGGACCGCCAGCTGGCGGGGTTTATCACTGGCCTTCATTACGGGACTCCTTTAAAACTACTGAAACATAAACACCCGGCGGGGATGGCAGTGCACCCGACGACTGGATAATCGCCAGTTCTGCCAACGAGAGCGCGGACTCAAAGACGTAACTCATCCTCAGCCCGCCATTATTCAGAACATAAGCCCGGCGTTTTTTTCCGAACATAAATCTCAGCATCAGGTTAATATCCGGAACGGAACAGTCAGTAATGTTCGACATGGCTTTCATCAGTATCAGCCGCCGGTATACAGCATCAGACAGGTCAACAGTCCGGGTATCCGATTTTCCGTTGTAAAACGGTGCCTGATTAAACGGACAGGGATCATCCATTACCGGGGTGTCCATCCTGGACTCGCTGAAGCCCAGGTAATTAAAATCGTCCTTTACCGTCAGCCGGCGACTGACACCCACAATCTTTCCCCAGACATCAAGACCATACTTTTCTGCGGTATCGATGTTCCAGATAAGACCATAAAAATCACTGATAAAACTGTCGGGGAAAGCGCTGCGTTAAAGCTGTTAATGAGGGCATTGAGTCGGGGGCTGGCAGCATACTGCGCAAGCACAGTGTCAGCCACATTCTGCACGTTATGCCTCCTGGAGTTTCACACTGATATCCGACACATCCAGAACCGGAATCTCATCTATCCCGAAAGTGACAGCCGTTGTCCATGACGAACCGTCACGGCTCACAGTAAGGCCCAGAATATCAATATGTTCCGGATCGGTTTTGTAAATGCCGGCATAGTAGCGCCCGGCAGAGACAACAGAGGCAACTCTTGCCCGCAGACCACCATCTGTACCATTAAATGCGTCCAGCACGGATTGCTGTACCTGTCGGGTAATATCTGAAGGCAGGTAGTCACTTTTTTTGTAAGCGCCCCGAGAAGTACGTAGCGTAAGGATT